CAATATGACTATTGGCAACCTGAGACAGTATTAGTAGAAGCAAAAGCTTCAGGACTTCCTTTAACCTATGAACTTAGACAAATGGGTATACCTGTTGTTAATTTTACTCCAAGTAAAGGAAATGATAAACACACTCGTGTAAACGCAGTAGCCCCTTTATTTGAGTCTGGATCTGTTTGGGCACCTAAAGATAAAACGTTTGCTCAAGAAGTTATTGAGGAATGTGCTGCTTTTCCTTATGGAGATCATGATGACTTAGTAGATAGTACGACCCAAGCTCTTTTAAGATTTAGACAAGGAGGCTTGATTCAACATCCAGAAGACTATATAGATGAAACAAAACCTAAAATTCAAAGAAGTTATTATTGGTAATGAAAAAACTTACAACAACTGTTCCTCCAAAAAGAGGGCCTAATCCACAGGGCTTGAATGTTCCTGTAAAACAAGTTAAGACTGTAAAATTGGAGAAAAATAATGGCAACAGACAAATCACTTCCAAACGAAGTTAGTACTTCTATTGAGATAGAAGGACCAGAATCTTCGGTTGAAGAAAATATAGAATTACAAGAAACTTTACCTGATCAAGGTGAAACTGAAATTACTCCTACAGAAGACGGTGGAGTAGAAATAGACTTTGAACCAGGAGCCTTCAACCAGGCACAAAGCCAAAATCATTATGATAACTTGGCTGAGATACTACCAGAGGAAACATTGATGCCTCTTGGTTCGGAACTTTCTTCTAACTATGAAGAATATAAATCTTCTAGATCAGATTGGGAAAGAGCTATTACTCAAGGACTAGATTTATTAGGATTTAAATACGAACAAAAAACAGAACCTTTTCAAGGAGCCAGTGGTGCAACACATCCTGTTCTTGCAGAAGCAGTTACACAATTTCAATCTTTAGCTTACAAAGAATTATTACCAGCAAGTGGTCCTATAAGAACTCAAATACTTGGAGCACCCACTCCAGAAAAAGAACAACAATCTGAACGTGTTAAACAATTTATGAATTATCAAATTATGGATGTCATGAAAGAATATGAACCTGAGTTTGATCAAATGTTATTCTATCTACCTTTACAAGGATCAGCTTTTAAAAAAGTTTACTATGATGAATTATTAGGTAGAGCAGTTTCTAAATTTGTTCCTGCTGATGATTTAATTGTACCTTACTCAGCTTCTTCTTTAGAAGATGCAGATGCTATTGTGCATAGAGTTAAAACATCTGAGAATGATTTAAGAAAACAACAAGTAACAGGTTTCTATAGAGACATAGAATTAAAACCTGGTTATGACAATGAAACAGATTTACAAAAAAAAGAAAATGAAATTGAAGGAATAACAAAAGGCAGAGGAGAAGATGTATTTACATTACTTGAATGTCATGTTAATTTAGACCTTGAGGGTTTTGAAGATCGCACTCCCGAAGGGGAACTAACAGGAATTAAACTTCCTTATATTGTAACGATTGAAGAAAACTCTCGATCTATTTTATCTATCAGAAGAAACTACGAAGTAGGAGATGAGCTACGTAAAAAAATATCTTACTTTGTTCACTTTAAATTTTTACCAGGCTTAGGTTTTTATGGTTTTGGTTTAATCCATATGATCGGTGGTTTGTCTCGTACAGCAACTGCTGCTTTAAGATCATTACTAGATGCTGGAACATTATCTAATTTACCAGCTGGGTTTAAACAAAGAGGTATAAGAATTAGGGATGATGCTCAAAGTATTCAACCTGGAGAATTTAGAGATGTAGATGCACCTGGTGGAAACATTAAAGATGCTTTCATGACTCTTCCGTTTAAAGAGCCATCTCAAACACTATTACAACTTATGGGTGTCGTAGTACAAGCTGGCCAGCGTTTTGCTTCAATAGCTGACACGCAAGTAGGAGAGGGTAATCAACAAGCCGCAGTGGGTACGACAATTGCGTTACTTGAAAGAGGAAGTAGAACAATGTCTGCTATCCATAAAAGACTTTACAATTCTTTAAAAAACGAATTTTCTTTATTAGCTAGAGTATTTAAATTATATTTACCAAAAGAATATCCATACGATGTTGTGGGTGCATCAAAAGCTGTTAAGCAAACAGACTTTGATGATAAGATTGATATTGTTCCAGTTGCAGATCCTAATATTTTCTCTCAAACGCAGCGTATTTCCCTCGCTCAAACGGAATTGCAACTGGCTCAATCCAATCCTCAATTACATAATTTGTATAATGCATATAGAGGAATGTATGAAGCACTTGGAACTAAAAACATTGACATGGTTCTTAAAAAACCACAACCACCTCAACCAAAAGATCCAGCTTTAGAACATATAGATTCTTTATCTAATAAACCTTTTCAAGCATTTAAAGGACAAGATCATAGAGCACACATGACTGCTCATTTAAATTTTATGGCAACTAATTTTGCACAGAACAATCCTGCTATAACTGCATCTCTAGAAAAAAATATCTTTGAACACATTTCATTAATGGCTTTAGAACAAGTTGAAATGGAATTTCAAAAAGAAATTCAACAGCTACAACAAGTTCAACAAAATCCACAAGCTATGCAGAACCCACAAATGCAACAAATGGTTATGCAATTTACTATGAAGATAGAAGCTAGAAAAGCTGTATTGATTGCAGAGATGATGAATGAGTTTATGGAAGAAGAAAAGAAAATAACAGGTGAATATGGAAATGATCCTATTGCAAAACTTAAATCAAGAGAGTTAGATCTTAGAGCACAAGAAAATGCACGTAAAAAAGATGAATCTGAAGATAGATTAAGTCTTGACAAAATGAGAGCTATGATGAATCAGTCTAATCAGGAAGAAAAACTAGAACAAAACGAAGATTTAGCTGAATTAAGAGCAGCTACAAGTTTAACTAAGACACAAATGGGTATTTCTAGTAAAAAAGGATAGCAATAAACTAAAAAAAAGGTTAAATTAAAATAACAAGAGGATATATTATGAAACAAACTAAACAAAATAAAAAAACTAAAGATTCTTTTAAAGTAAAAGACGTTGAGATGACAAAACCAAATGAATCTCAAAAAGTTGAAGTTAAAGGTACTAGAAGAATGTTAGCTACTAAAAATAAAACAGCTACTTGGTATTAACATGTGGTTCTCGGCAATTAAATTAGCCGTTTCCGCTGGTTCTCATATTTACAAAAAGAAACAAGAAACTAAAATGATGATGGCAGACGCTGCAGCTAAAACTGCACAACGTATGGCTAGCGGTGAATTAGAATATTCAGGAAAATTATTAGAATCAAGAAATTCTGACTGGAAAGACGAATTTATTTTAATTTTATTGTCGGTCCCTATTGTAATGTTAGGTTGGTCAGTGTGGTCAGATAATCCTGTACATATGGAAAAAATGGAGTTATTCTTTATGCACTTTGGAAATTTACCTTTATGGTATCAAACAATTTTCGTTGGAGTAATTGCATCTGTCTATGGACTTAAGGCAACTCATTTGATAAAAGGAAAATAGTGTTTAAAAAATTAATAGAAAAATTATTTGGTAAATTTTGTAAATGCAAAATTGAAGAAATAATAATTAAAAAACCAATTTCTTGTATGACACATTCTCGATTTATTAAATCTTGTGTGAATTGTATTAGAGTAATTAAAACAGGAGTATATTAATGTCTAAAAAACCAATACCAAAAGGTAAAAAAGGAAAAGGAATAAGAGCTTTAAAAAAGAAAGCCCCAAAAGTAGCTAAAGCAATGGGTTACAAAAAAGGCGGTAGATCTTAATGGCAAAACCAGGACTATACGCAAACATACGTGCAAAAAGAGCTAGAATAAAAGCTGGGTCAAAAGAAAAAATGAGAAAACCTGGTTCAAAAGGAGCTCCTACTAAAAAACAATTTAAACAAGCAGAAAAAACAGCGAAGAAAAAATAATGGCTAAAACTCCTGCATGGACTAGAAAAGAAGGCAAGTCAAAGTCAGGTGGTTTAAATGCTAAAGGTAGAGCAAGTTATACAAAAGGTACATTAAAAGCACCTAGTAAAAAAGTTGGTAATAAAAGACGTGCATCTTTTTGTGCAAGAATGGGTGGCATGAAGAAAAAACTAACATCTGCTAAAACGGCCAGAGATCCGAATAGTAGAATTAATAAATCTCTGCGAGCATGGAACTGCTAGAAAGGTAATAATGGATGATTTATTTTTTATAGATAAATTACAAAAAATGTTAAAAGAATCCTACCAAAGAATAGGAGATTCAATGGTTGCTGGTGGGGTTGACAACATGGAAAAATACAAATATATGTTAGGACAGGCACATGCCTATCAATACATTCAACAGGAAATCTCTAACCTGCTAGAAAAGAAGGAGCAAAAGGACAATGACAACTACAACGAACCAAACATCTTCGACATTAAAGGAAGAGATCCCAACGCATAAAAATGCTTTGGAAGAAAAATACAAAGAAACAAAAAATACTAAAGTAGAAAAAGAT